TGATGGTAGAGTGGGAACAGCATACATTCAAGAATTAAGATTCAACAAATATTGTGAAAGACTACAAAATTTAGTATCAGATGAATTCAATCAAGAGTTTAAACGTTATCTTTTAGAAAAAGGTGTCAACATTGACACAGCAATGTTTGATATCAAGTTCCAACCACCAATGAACTTTGCGTCTTACAGACAAGCAGAGGTAGATAACAATAGAATTTCCACATACACACAGATAGCAACAGTGCCATTTGTGAGCAAACGTTATGCTCTATCAAGATTCTTAGGTTTAACTCCAGAAGAGATGGCAGAAAACGAAAGAATGTGGAGAGAAGAGAATGATGCCACAGTCCAAAGTAAACCTACAACATCAGCAACTGAATTAAGAAGTGCAGGTGTTAGCACAGCAGGTATTCAAGCAGACTTAGATGCGGCAGAACCTGAAGCACCAGCCACTGAACCAGGTGACGAAGGTGCTCCATCACCAGCAGGCACTACACCACCAGCAGGTGGAGGCGGCGGTACTCCAACTCCGGGCGCCTAGATAAATAATTTTATGATACTACGTGAACTTTTTTATTACGATCAAATAACAACTGAACCTGGCGAACAGAAGCAATATGATGCTACTGAAGATCAGTCAATCATGAGTTTAGATGACACACGTAAAACAAGATTATCTCTAAAACAGATCAATAGAGCAAGAAAAGCCGGCGAATTTCACAAAGACGAACAACAAAAAGAGTTAGAATTTGTAAGACAGATGTACGGTGCCGCTAATCAACCGGAAATGTAATAAATGACTGTTGCTTTTGTATTAGGCAATGGTCTCAGTCGCAAGCCAATACCTTTAGAACCTTTAAAACAACATGGAAAAATATACGCCTGCAATGCGGTGTATAGAACTTTCACGCCAGATTACCTTGTGGCAGTGGATGCCAAGATGATCAATGAGATATGTATGGCAGGTGCCCAGTTGAAAATGCCTGTTTGGACCAATCCAAATAGAGCATATAAAAAGTATAAAGGCTTAAATTTCTTCGAACCCAGTTTAGGATGGTCATCTGGACCCACAGCACTGTGGTTAGCATCTAAACATATGCATCAGACATTCTTTTTGTTGGGATTTGACTTCACAGGCACCACTGAAGGCAAGTTAAACAACATATATGGTGACACTCCCAACTACAAAAAGAATTCAGATGTGGCAACATACCATGGCAACTGGAATAGACAAACCAGCATTATCCTACAGAAGAACTCCTTGAAGAGATATATACGAGTAGTGCCGGAAGGCACCAATGTTTTTGAGGCTAAAGACCTTAAGAAATACGCAAATTACAGTGAAATCACTGTACAAGAGTTCAAACGACGCTATCACCTATAAAATCGGCGTCAAACGGGTCATTATCGGCCCATTATCTACCTATTTTTTTACCTATCGGTTAAATAATACATGACAGTCTTATCAATAACGTTAATAGGAGAAAAACAATGTCAGATAAAAGCAAATTCGAGCAAATGCTTGAAAAACTAGTCGCTGACGATAGAACAGCGGCAGAAGAAATTTTCCATGATATCGTTGTGGAAAAATCAAGATCAATCTATGAAGGTCTTTTAGAAGATGATATCAAAGATATCGAAGTAGAAGAAACTTCAAAAGAAGACTCAAAAGAAGAAGAAACTACAGAAGCGTCTAAAGAAGACAAAAAAGAAGACGAAAAAGTAGAAGAAAAAACTTCTGAAGAGTCAAAAGAAGATGAAGCAGTAGAAGAAGCATCAAAAGACGAATCTAAAGAAGAAGAAACTAAAGAAGAAGAGTCAAAAGATGAAGAAGCAACTGATGAATCTTTATTAGACGTAGAACAAACAGCAGTAGCACCAGCAGAAGCACACGGTGGCGACGCAACTGACGACATGGTTGGCGACATCGAAGCACCAGCAGGTGATATGGATAACGGCGACGACTCTGAAAAAGGTGAAGAAGAAATCGAAGACAGAGTAGTTGACCTAGAAGATGCTATTGATGACCTTAAAGCAGAATTTGAAAAAATGATGGGCGATAAGGAAGATGGCGACGACGCAGAAGACAATGGCGACGACGCTGAAGACAACGGCGACAAAGAAGATGAAGCAGTTGTAGATCAATCAGCAGAGGGAGAAACTGTAGAAGTTGCTCCTGAACTTGGTGAACAACCAGCAGTAGAAACGGCAGAGCCAAAAACAGCAAGTGAAGAAATTAGAGAATATGTGAACAAAGTAGCGGTAACGCATACAGATGGTTCAGATTCAACTAAATCACCAGTTGCTGGCAAAAATGATATGGGCGGAACTACTTCTAACATTGCTAAAGGCGGTGAGGAAAAAGGTGGTAAAGCACCTGCTCCTAAAGAAGAGAACGCAGGTAACATTAATGTACCAGGCGCTAAAGTTAAACCAACTGCGGCACCAAAGGCCAAGACTAACGCAGATGACGACGCTTCTGCTAAAAAGTCAACAATTGGCAGTTAATAAGGTAGTATAAGGAAAACGGATGTTATCATTACGTGAGACGCTTACTTTCGACCAAGCAGGCATAGTCGTTGAGACTAAGGACGAACACAACGGTAAATCCCTTTACATGAAGGGAATCTGCATTCAGGGAGGTGTTAAAAACGCCAACCAAAGAGTGTATCCTGTTAACGAAATCCAAAGGGCTGTCAGCACACTTAACGATCAAGTCACTGGTGGATACAGTGTTCTCGGCGAAGTTGATCATCCAGAAGGACTTAATATTAACCTAGACCGTGTCAGCCACATGGTAAATGAAATGTGGATGGACGGACCGAACGGATACGGAAAATTAAAAGTATTACCAACCCCGATGGGACAACTGGTTAAAACAATGCTGGAAAGCGGAGTTAAACTTGGTGTTTCATCTAGGGGTTCGGGTAATGTAAAAGAAGACGGATCCGGTGAAGTATCAGATTTTGAAATCATCACAGTAGACATCGTAGCACAACCATCGGCGCCAGGAGCATATCCTGAACCAATCTACGAACATCTAATGAATGCAAAAGGTGGTTTGAAAGCATTAAACACAGCAAGGGACACACAGGCACAAAAATATCTAAAAGAACAACTAATAAACATAATTGGAAAACTCCAATCTAAATAGGAGAAAATAAATGTTAGAAGCACTGAAATCACTTTTTGAAAACAACGCAATTTCGGAAGAGATCAGAGCAGAAATAGAACAAGCATGGAACCAGAAGGTTGAAGAAAACAAACTTTCTGTCACTGCTGAACTTCGTTCAGAGTTTGCTGAGAAGTATGAACACGACAAAGCAACTTTAACAGACGCTGTTGACAAAATGGTATCTGAAAGAATCGAAGCAGAAATGGCAGAGTTCGCAGAAGACAAGAAGCAATTAGCAGAAGAAAAAGTTAAGTATGCTACTCAAATCCGTGAACACTCAGACAAATTAAAGTCGTTTGTTTTTGAACAACTTAAAGGTGAAATTGCTGAATTACACGCAGACCAAAAAGTTATGGCAGAAAACTTCCAGAAACTTGAGGACTTCGTGGTAGAAGCTCTGTCTAAAGAAATCGCAGAATTTCAAAAAGACAAACAAGACGTTGCTGAGACAAAAGTACGTCTTATCAGAGAAGCGAAAGCACATTTTGAAAAAGTTAGAAATAACTTTGTGAAAAAAGGTGCTAGTAAAGTGTCAGAAGTAGTGGGCAAAACTCTACAAAAAGAGATTAGTTCATTAAAAGATGACATTGAAGCGGCTCGCAAAAATGACTTTGGTCGCAGACTGTTTGAATCTTACGCTCAAGAGTACACACAATCATTCTTGAACGAAAAAGGTGAAACAGCCAAACTTCTAAAAGTAGTGGACATGGCGAAACTACAGGCAGAAGAAGCGAAGAAGACAGCCGAAGAGAGCAAAAAACAGATTGAAGCAAAAGAAAAAGAAATTGTTACAATCAAAGAAGCGGCTGAGAGAGAAAAAGTTATCAATGAGTTAATAACACCATTGAACACTGAACAAAAAGAAATAATGAACAACTTACTGGAGAGTGTGCAGACGGGTGCTTTACGAAAGCAATTCGAAAAATACATTCCGTCCGTACTAAACGGTAGGACTCCAGCGAAAAAACAGGCTATAAATGAAGGCACAGAAGTAACAGGCGACAAACAAACAAACATTGTAAACGGCAGTCAGTTCAACAGTAATATAGTTGACATCAGAAGACTGGCGGGTATATAAAAAGGAGAAAAAAACAATGTCAGAACTAACAGAAACTCGCTGGCAGGACACAAAGAGTGCGTTATTAGAAGGCTTAACTGGAAATAAAAAAGCAGTTATGGCGGCTACTTTAGAAAATACGAAAGCGTATTTGGCTGAGGCGGCAACAGCAGGTGCTACATCGGCTGGTAACGTTGCTACTTTAAACAGAGTGATCCTACCGGTGATCAGAAGGGTTATGCCTACTGTGATCGCTAACGAATTGGTTGGAGTTCAACCAATGACTGGCCCAGTTGGTCAAATCCACACATTAAGAGTAAGATACGCAGAGACAAACAACGCATCTGGTACAGATAACGATGTAACAGCAGGCGATGAGGCTCTATCTCCATTCAAAATAGGTCAAGCCTATTCAGGTGATGGAACTGGTGGCTTTGGTGACGCGACAGCGGCTAAAGAAGGTACTGGTGGTAGAGCAATGTCAATCCAAATCTTGAAACAAACGGTTGAAGCAAAATCACGTAAGTTACAAGCAAGATGGACATTTGAATCTGCTCAAGATGCTCAAGCACAACAAGGTATTGATGTAGAGGCTGAAATCATGGCGGCATTAGCACAAGAAATTACTGCTGAAATCGACCAAGAGATCATCACTTCATTAAGAACTTTAGCAGGTGCTCAATCATCTGGAACATACAACCAAGCGGCAGTATCAGGTACGGCAACATTCGTAGGTGATGAACACGCGGCTTTGGCTGTTGTTATCAACAGAGCGGCTAACAAAATCGCACAAAACACAAGACGTGGTGCTGGTAATTTTGCAGTGGTTTCACCATTAGCATTAACAGTACTTCAGTCTGCGACAACTTCAGCGTTCGCAAGAACAACTGAAGGTACATTTGAAGCGCCAACTAACCAAAAAATGGTTGGAACTTTAAACAGTGCGATGAAAATCTACGTAGATACATATGCGGCTGATTCAACAGACGTATTAGTAGGTTACAAAGGTTCATCAGAAGCAGATGCGGCGGCATTTTATTGCCCATACATTCCGTTAATGTCTTCTGGTGTTGTACTTGATCCAGGTACTTTTGAACCAGTTGTTTCTTTCATGACTAGATATGGTTATGTTGAGTTAAACAATACTGCTTCATCACTAGGTAACGCGGCAGATTACGTTGAGACTATTGGTGTGTCTAACACATCTTTCAGTTAATCCGTAACTTGAATGATATATCAAAGGGGGCTTCGGCCCCCTTTTTTATTGACTTTTTCATCAGACTTGACACATAAACCAAAATGTGTTATAATTTCAACGTAAACTCGAACAAGGAAACAAATGAAAAAAATAGCACTCTTATTAGCAACTTTGTTGGTAGTATCTGCTTGTTCAATTCCAAAAAATCCAAAAGTTTCTTTTGGAAAAAAATGTATGGTAAAAGACGAAAGTGTCAGTTACTCTTACGTTTGGTTATATGACAAGAACACAGGATTACCTGCATCAGAAGAACAGTGTGAAGCACTTCCAAAAAAAGAAGAGAAGTAATCACAATGGACCTAATTCAGCCTTTGTTTTTGAACCAATCAGGTAGAACAGAAACGGCTGAATTAGGCGTAGCCAATAGTAGTTGGTCACAAACTTTTATCTTTGATGTAATTCAAAAAGACATAGACAAAGGTGTAGACAGTTTCTTACTGTTTATAAAACCAGACACAAA